GGACATACGTCCAATCTCCGAACAAAACTAAGAAAGGAGCTGCAGACAGATTCGATGGAGTCACCGCTGAATCGGAGGAGGTGCAGACTTACTCCTATAGAAGCCCCACAGCAGATCCAAAAGAGCTAGCCAATATCATAGAGGATGTTGCAAAGAAAGTCCATCGTTTTGAGCCCGTTCCGAGGTATGTTAAACGACCTGGAGATCTAGTTCTCCAAGGTTCAAACAACTCTCTGATAATGCTAGGCGAGGAACGAGGGCAGTCATCCGAAAATCCACTATACGTTGTGAAGAACTCCAGCACCACTAGAGACGGCAGCGAGAGCAGCGCGATTGACATTGTGGTCGGTCGTGGAAATTTTGCTTCTACCAGCGGTAAGTCAATAAAGAACGAGTTTGGGATAGACGAGATTGACAAGAGAGAACAGAATCCGCTCGAAGGGGACGTCCATTTTCCGACGGACGCTGCAAGGATCTACTTAACCTCCAATTCCGATGTGAGATCGTCCAATAATCCAGATTCGTTGCTGTCATTGAGAATTCCAGCTGATAACAGCATAAAGAACCCAATCCTAAATGGAGGAGGATCTTTCGTAGTTGCTAAAGCTGACAATCTAAGACTTGTCGCGCGTGAATCTGGAAGCATCAGGATCGTGAAAGAAGCAGGAACAGGTGAGAATGTACTAAGCTCAGCAGGCATAGTGCTTCATGACGATGGAACTATACAGATCACGGGTAACAGCATCAGATTCAGCGGAAATCACACCGGGACCGGATCTTCACAAGCTTATGTAAGGCATGATCCTCTTTCCAAATTTCTTGCATCAATAATGCAGGATATAATAACGTTCTGCGAGACTCTTAAGACTCATACGACACCCGGATACGGGGCTCCATCATTGCAGATTGTCGCAGCTTCTGATCTCTTGAAAGCGTCAATTGAAAGTAAGAAGAGGGATTTGGAAGGGAAAAAGTTAGATATCAATTCAACCGTAGTCTTTGGAGAGTGAAATGGCTGTAAACGGAGATGAAGGTAAAAGCGATTTACAACGTAAAATCAAGGAAGCTTTTGATAATGCGAAGAAAAGAGGATCAATGAAAGGTGCAAACCCTGACGCGATCATTACGTTGCTCGCCTCAGACATCACGGAAGCTGTTCACGCATACGCTCAAAAGCTAAAGGTGACCGTTACGGTAAACGCTGGTCAAACGGTCGCAGGTGGTGTCACAACCACGCCGGGAACAGGTCAAAGTTAGCTGAAAAGTAGCAGAGCATCTATTTAGTGGAGGAGCTCCAGGATGTCCCAAGCAAAGTCATACAGCTTTATCAGCGTCGGAACCAAAAAAGGAGCTTACGATTCGTATCCCGCAGTGGAGACTCTCTCGCCTCCGATCGGTATCAAGACACCGATAGAGCTGGGAGAGGGAGCCGACGGGATATTCAAGATGCACAGAAATTTAGGAGATCAGATAAAGGATAATCTGATCAACCTTATACTCACTAACCAGTATGAGCGCTTAGCGTTCCCTGATTTTGGAGCCAACATTCGTCCGCTGACCCACGAGCTAGGCTCTGTCGACGGCGATGAGGAAGCAATGTCACGGATCAATCGAGCTGTGAAAAAATACATGCCGTTTGTGAATCTTGAGAATTTTATAGTGACACCGGAAGATTCGGAGAAAACAGCGACCGCAAGAATCAAGATGGTGATTACTTATTCAGTGCCGAACGCGAATTTGAGCAATCAATCGGTAGGCATTACCTTTAACTTTTCAGGATGATAGATGGCAGGCGATCAGCAACTCAAGAATCTAAGGGCTAGAAACTACGTTTCGAAGGATTTCGATTCTTTTCGCAATGACCTTCTTCGATACGCTAGGACGTATTTCGGCGATAAGATACAGGATTTCTCCGAGCCAAGCTTGGGAGGATTACTGCTGGATATGGCTGCGTCCGTGTCCGACAATATGTCTTTCTACCTCGACCACCAATACAGGGAAACAGCATGGTCGACAGCGGTCGAACCGTCGAACCTGTCTAGAATGGTGAGAGAGGCAGGAATCAAATCAAAAGGCGCCTCACCGGCGACGGTTAACGTCTCAATATTCGTAGAGGTACCTGCTAAGCAGGTCTCAGGAGTTTACGTACCAGATAATGATACGTTACCAAAAGTTCTGCAGAACACCCTTCTGGTATCTACTAACGGTATATCATTCTCGATGCCAGAGGACGTAGACTTCGCTGAGCTTGATCGTTTAGGAAATCTGCGCGGAAAGTACGTGGTCGGAGTGACAGACGCATCAGGCAATCCATCGACGTTCATCATCAAGAGGGATGTGACCTGCGTATCTGGCAAAGTAACATCGGAGACATTCACCATCGGTGCAACTCCGGTCCCTTTCCTGAACCTGACTCTCTCGAATATTGATGTGAGCGAAGTTCTGAGCGTAGTTGACGACGCTAGAAATCAATACTACGAAGTTCAAACGCTGAGCCAGGACACGGTTTTCCGTAACTTCCCGAATATGTCAACTGACTCTGAGGAAGTTCCAAGATCGATTGAGGTGATACCAGCCCCTCGTCGTTTTGTTCACAACGTTGATCCCCTGACAAGACTTTCAACGTTGCAGTTCGGAGGGGGCACGTCCCTAACAACTCAGGACGACGCGATACCGGATCCTGAAACTCTGGCGCTTCCTCTTTACGGAACAAACACGTTAAGCAGATTCTCTATAGACCCGAACTCCCTGCTTCAAACTAAGACTTTGGGCGAAGCTCCTTACAACACCACGATCACTGTCACCTACAGGCACGGTGGCGGCACGAATCATAACATCGCTGCGAAGACTTTACGTGGTGTGTCAGCTCTAAAGCTGGAATTTCCCGATGCTTGTAGCGCTAACGTGGCCAGATCGATTAGGACATCTTTCGATATTAGGAATGATCAACCCGCATCCGGTGGAGACGTTGCTCCAACGCTGGAAGAACTACGCGCGCAGATTCCAGCAGCTAGAACCCAACAAGACAGGATCGTGACCCGTGAGGATCTAATCTCAAGAGTCTACACACTACCTACTAAATTCGGTCGTGTGTTCAGGGCAGCAGCTCGTCAAAGTCCAGATAACCCTCTGGCAAGCCAGCTTTTCATATGTTCCAAAGATAGTAACGGGTTTCTAACAGTTTCCCCAGATTCTTTGAAGAACAATCTGAAAGTGTATCTAAACGAATATCGCTTAATAAGCGATGCAATAGACATCTTAGATGCAAGGGTGATCAATTTTCGAGTTAAGTTCAGCATCTTCGTGAACCCAGACACGAATAAATCAACTGCTGTGCAGACCGTAATCTCAAGACTACGCGACTCTCTCACGATCAGCAACTTTCAGATAGACCAGCCGATACTTCTCTCAGATCTCCAGAACGTTATCATCAACACCCCAGGAGTTCTAACCCTGGTCGACCTAAAAGTTGAAAGCTTAAGCGGAACGATCCAGGACAGGACGTACTCAAACGTTACCCACAACATCAAGCAATACACTCGTCGTGGTGTTGTCTACGGTCCGCCCGGTAGCATATTTGAGATGAGGTATCCTAAGAATGACATCATGGGGACGGCACTGTAATGTATCTAATCTCAACAGCCTCCGCTGACACCTACATTACGAACAAGATCATTGACGGGTCCCGGGTCGAAGACGCTAACGTCGGAAGAGCTGGGACGTTGGATCTCTTCAAGTTGTACGACGAAACCATATCCGGTTCGACTGGTCTGCATACCGAACTTTCCAGGCTACTGATCAAGTTCGACTTGACAAGAGCGATCGCTCTTTCAACGTCATCTTTCAACGTAAACGACAGCAGTTTCAAAGCTTTCATCAAGCTTAAGAACGTTGAGACTAACCTACCTGTCCCTCGTGACTTCACAGTATCCGTCTTTCCGCTCGCAAAAAGCTTTGAAGAGGGAGACGGTAGAGATGTGTCAGCATTCTCAGACATTGATGATGCAAGCTACATTAACTCATCGAATGGTACAACTTGGACAATCTCTGGTGCGTATTCATCCGGCGCGGTCGGAGACTCCGGAGTCGACTACTTCGCATCAGGTAACTTGCAAGACGGCTCTGGAACAAGATCCCTTGAGTCGAAGCAAACGTTCTACCTCGGTAATGAGGATCTTTTTGTAGACGTCACCGATGTTGTCTCCGCGACAATCGGCAACATCATGCAGAATCATGGGTTCGTCCTCTCATTCACGTCAAGTCAAGAGACTGACACCGTAACAAGGTTCGTTAAGAGATTCGCTTCTCGTCATGTGATTAAAGAATCGCTACGACCAAAGCTAGAGATTCATTACAACAATTCAATCTTTGACGCTCACTCTGCGGCGTATTTCGATGCGACCGGGTCGCTGTATCTCAGAA